TTATTGTATCCAAATGCTACAATTCTTTTATCTTTTACGATAACACATCCATGTTTGCATCTTAATGGACTTTTGAGTGATTCTTCAATCGCTTTATATATATAAGAAAGTTGATCTTTACTGATGTTACTCATTTATATGTATTTTTGTTAAATTTGATAAAATAAATCATTTTTTTTAGATAAAAATATACATATAATTTATATAAATAATGTATACATTGGTTTTAATTTTATTATTTGTTATTATTTATGCATTTTTATTTTCTGTAGAGCCATTTGACAATAATTATAGTAATAATATTTATGCGATTAGACCACCATATAAAATGGCTAAAAAATACAATCCGGATAATTTGAATCCATATAAAATATTAAAAGATAATTTTTTACCTTATCCAATGGAAGGATATCAAGATACAGTAAATTATTTATCAAAAAAAGAGAAAAATATAGATACTAAGTCATTAAATATGGTTGATAAACAGTTTAATAATATGGAAGATGTTGGATATTCTATAATGACAGATAATGAGAAATATATTAGAAAAATGGTTAATAATTTAGAGCAAAAAGATATACCTTTAATAGATATGCATATATAATTATTGAAGTGATATTATTTGTATAAGAAATAAAAATATTCATATAATAATATAGATATGCGAACTAATAAAATAAATATGTGTTTATTATTTTTTGTTATTATTTTATCTTTTATAATTTTTGGCGTTCATTATCGTGAAAATTTTGATAATAATAATAATAAAGATAATAAAGATGATGATATAGAAAAACATAAAGAAGTAAAATTAAATAACAAGAATTATAACATAGAAAATAAAAATGTTGAGAATTTTCATAACAGTTATCACGGTGGATTAAATCCCGGATTTCCATTTACTACCTCTAACGTTCCTAATGCACAATCACAAAATAGACAATTTTTAAAAAATTCAACATTCAATTACCCATCTATTTACGATGATCCATACAGATATCCCAATGTTACTTTACCACCAACAGTCATTGGTTGCGGTAGTCGTAGAGGGGCATGTATGGGAGGTAGTCAAGTTCCTATACCTAATACATTGCCACCAGTGAATATTAGTCAGGAAAATATAGCTCCAATTAATTTAACTGTTCGTGGTTTTGATGAAGGTATACAACAGGTAGGAACTATTCAGAAAGTTTTTGGTAAAGATAATTTAGTTTATCCATTATTTGGAAGAAAAAGATATAGAAATGATAACAAGTGGGAATATTTTGTTAAATTTGGTGATTATGGTGTAATCTTACCAATAGTTCCTCTAAGAAATTATGAAGAATTAAATACTAATGATCAAGTTTATATACAGGGACAGAAAGGAGAATATCGTGTTACAATGTATGATGAAGACATACCACAATTTTTACCTTTTTCATAAAAAATGAATAATATTTAAAGATAAATAAATAATAATAATATTATTAATTGTAATAATATTATTAATTGTAATAATATTATGGATTATGAATTAATATATGATACAAGAAATTCATGGACAACTACGCAAGAAAAATTATTGCAAAAGTGGTATAAAGAGGCAATTGCTTTAAACTGGAAACATTCAAAAGCAGCGCATCAATATTTTTTTATAGATAGATTAATTGGAATTCCAACAGTTGCGGCGAATGCAATGACAGGTACAGCAGTTTTTTTAAATTTGGATACCAAAGGTCAGTGTGAAAATGATATCATTATTCAGTCAGTTATTGGTTCAATTATTATATTAACTGCTATATTTATGGCTATACAAAATTTTTTAAGATTAGCAGAAACTGGTGAGAAGCATAATAGTTCAAGTGCAAGATATAAAAACTTTGCAAATAGTATTGAAAGTGAATTAGTTTTACCAAGAGAAGATAGATTAAATGGTAAAATATTTATTAAACAAGCCCAAAAAAGATTTAATGAATTATTTGAAATTTGTCCAAGTATACCACAACGTATAGAAAAATCATATAAAAAACATATTAAAAATATGGATTCACTTGAATGTGGAGATTTGACAGATATTATTATTAATCAACAAAAAATTGTAAGAAGTATTAAATCTAAAGATGCAGAAGATGATAACTCTGATGATAATACATCTGATGATAACTCTGATGATAATACAACTAATGATAACTCTGATAATGAGAATGCGGATGATGGTTCTGATAGTAATAGTGAATATAACAAATCTTTACAAAAAGAAGTTGATGAAGAGGTAAAAAGAATCAGAGCTCATGAGAGGATGAATAATATGCAAAGACTAAAATCATATAGAACAATTGATAAATTTGTTAATTATTTTTAATTTAATCTTCTACTTATAACTTTTAATAGTGCTTTTAGTTCATTAATATCAACAGGTGTAGAAATAAAAGCATCTACATATTTTTCATATTTTTTCTTTCTTTTATCTGTTATACCGATAATATATGGTTTTTTTTCTTCTTTTTTAATTTTTTTTAAAATATGACAATTATTATTTTTATTAAGATCTATAAATAATATTTCGTAATTTTTAATTTGTTCTATACTTTTATCAGTTGTATATTCTGTATTTGTATAACCTAATTTATTTAAAATATTGATAATATCTTCATTTAAATGTTCGCAAATTAAAATTGGTATGTTATTAAATATTTGTACATTCTCTGTTGAAAATTTTTTATCTGTGATATCTTTATCTGAAAACATATTTATAAAAAGTTTTAATAAATTTTGCTTTGTGATTGGTTTAATAATTAAATAATCAAACACACTTTTATTATATTTTCTATTTTCAAATGATGACATTGCTATGACTTGAATAAGATTATTTTTTTCTTTTATTATTTTAGCGATTTCACATCCTGACATATTAGATGAATCTATATCTATAAAACATGCATCAAAATGATTATTATTTATTAAGAATAAAGAATCTTCACTTGTAGATGCCATTGAAGAAGAGATATTCCATTCTAATAAAAGTTTAGATATAGCAACACGATTAATTGAATTTTCATCAACAACTAATACATTTTTATTTTTAAATTTTTTAACAGATTTTTCTTCTATTTTATTTATATCAGTATATTCTTTAATAGGTAATACTACTTTAAAAGTTGATCCTTCATTAATTGTACTTTCAACAGTAATTTTACCATCCATTAATTCGCATAAATTTTTACAAATACTTAATCCTAATCCAGATCCTTTATTTTTAGATTGATCAGTTTCATTTATCTGGAAAAACGAGTCAAAAATTTTATTTAAATTTTTTTTATCAATACCTATACCAGTATCTGTTACAATAATATAAATAACATATTTATCATGATTAATATGTTTACTATATACTTTTAATTCTATTTTACCTTTATCTGTAAATTTTAACGCGTTACCCAATAAATTAATTAAAATTTGTTTAATTCTGTAATTATCACCTATAATATAAGGTGGTAGATTACTATCAATATTGTATACAACTTCTATATTTTTTTCTTTAGCTTTAAATGATATATTTTCATAATATTGATTTATTTCTTCTCTTAAATTAAAAGGTTCATTATTAATTTTAATTTTATTTAATTTTAAATTAGCATAATCTGTAAAATCACCCATTAGTACTGATAATAAATAATTATATTCCATTATTTTATTAATATATTCATGTTGTACTATATCTAAATCACTATCAGCCAATAATGATAAAGTATTTGATATATTTTGCATAGGTACTCTAATTTTATCAATAATACCTAATAAAAAATTATCTTTTGCATATTTTAATGATTTAATTTTCATAGTATTAGAAATATCAACAATAATTATACCAAATATATGGTTTTCAATAATAAAACAGTTAAAATTATAATATTTATTATTATATTCTATATTTTCCAATGTATAGTTATCATTTGTTAATATTTGTTTATACATTTTTTTAATTTTGAAATATATTCTTTCATTAAAAATATCAATAATATTATTATTGACAATATCAGTATCTTTTTCTATAAAGTTATCATAAAATGATAAATTTGCGTTTATACATTTATATGATTCAAAATGTTCATCATTTTTATCAAAAATAACTATACTTGTATCTAAATTTTTTAAAATTTTATTATTTATAATTTTTTCTTTTATTAATGAAATATCTTTAATTACTATTATATCATATATACCGTTTAATTTTATTAAATAATAATCAATATTTAATAATTTACCATCATTCATAATTATATTATTGTTTGATATTTGATTATATTGATTAAAATTAATATCACTCGTAAATATTTTATTAACATTTTTATTAATTATATCAGATTTAATATAATTTGTATTTCTCAAAAATAAAAAATTTGCATTATAAATATTAATTTTGTTTTTAACAATTAAAACCATATTAAATGGATCATTTAATATTTCATTGTTATCTACTTTTATAATATTAATCTTTTCTAATAAATAATTATTATCTATATGTAAAATTGTACTATAATATTTATTACCACCATAATATACATGATATGTTTGATTAGTCTTTCTTTTTAAACATTTTGTATAATTCTTGAGAAGTTTTTTTGAATAAAATTTATAAATATTTTTAATATTTTTATTTTCAATATCATCAATTTTAAATATATTTTCAAATTCATCATTATATTCTTCACAATATAAATCTTTATCTACATAATTCCAAATTACAATAGGTGTATCAATTATATTAATTAAACCAATTAACTGATCCATTATGATATATTAGTTATATAATAATACTTAGAATATTAATTATTAAATTCTGGATATTCATTATAATTAAATCCTGAATAACAATTTTCAGATGTATCTAATGGACAATTAATATTTACATTTTCTGTATTATATAATTTATTAAAATAATCCGCCGTATTTTTAGGTATCCTAATATTACTAATTGGCGGTAAAATACCATTTTTATATTCTAATATATCACCTTTTTTTAATTTATATAAATTTTTAAGATGTATATATGGTAAGTCTTCTTCTGTTTTATCGTATAACCACAACCAATTAATATAATCTTGTAATGTTAGATTTTGTTGATAATTATATTTAAAATATCTTTTATCAATTGGACTCATTGTAGAAGGATTTGGATAATTCATTTTTCCATATATACAATTAGTATGAATATGATTTTGTTGACAAGATAATACTTTTTTTTCAACTGGTTTAATCTCATCAATGATGTAAAAATTTGAAATATTTTCAAATCCTTCTGTATTATCTTCAGTATTATTATCATCTGATTCCTCTTCATTATCAGATAATTCATTATTTTCAAATGTTTCATTGATTGTTTTGTCGGGAATATTTACTACAATATTATTTTTTGGTAAATTTATAGAAATATTACTTAAATGTTTATCAATAATAGTAACTATTGTTATTCCCATAACATATGCTAAAAATACTAAAACAATAAATAACATTATATAATAAAGCATAATTATATAATATTTGAAGATAAAAAATCAAAATATTATCTTTATTTACATTATATTATATGTCAACTGAAATTAATAATATAATTAAAAATATACATAATCCAGAAACTAATATTGATATTATCGGAAATCTGTATATTTGCGATGAACTTTGCAATTTATCGTTCAACTATAAAGATAATGAAGATATCAATAATTTAACAATTAAACATGATAAAAATAGTATAGTTTTAGAAATAAAATATAACGGAAAGAGTAGCATCAATTATAACGGTGGGGAAAGATTTGGATCAAAAGAGATACAATTTAATTTAAAGAAAATAGTATTAATAAGTCCAGCCAAACATTTTATAAAATCTTATCGTAACAAAATGGAGTTAATTTTAATTCATCAATCAAAAGATGGTAAAACATTCCAAAATATTAGTATTTTATTGGATGTGTCTGATGATGTAGAGAATCAGAAAAAGATACAGTATCAATTATTTAAAGATATTGCTGAAAATATTCCTACTAAAGCTGTAAGTAATAAAAAGATAAATACAAAATACACATGGTCTGCAGAAGATTTATTACCAGATAATAGATCATTTTACACTTATAATAGTCCACATGATCCTAAAGTTAATTGGGTAATTTTTAGTAATAATGTCTATGTTCCATCTTTATTATTAGATAATTATTTGAAATATGTTTCAGGACCTATTAAAAATGCAAAGGGAGAAGTTGCTGAAAAAGCTGAAAAATTCATTAATGCCTCTATACCTATTAATCCTAAAAATTTAGTCTTATTCAGTCATCAAATCATAAAAGGTATTCCTGCATCGTGTGCTAAAAAATTAGCTAATGAAATTAAAAATAAAGATGCCCCTATATTTTCAGAGACTACTACAAACAAATCTGAAACAGAGAAGGAAAAATCTAAAGAATCAGAGAAATCTAAAAAGGATGAAAAGGTAGAATCAGATATTAAAACAACAGATAAAAATACAATAGAAGATAATAAAGAAGATAAAGATGAAAATAAAGATGATGACGAGGTGGAGAAAGAAAAAACAACAGAAACACCATGGTATAGACGTTGGTGGGCTATAGTTCTTTGGATAATTTTAGGATATTTTATAGTTTCAGGTATTGTATTCTACTTATTTAAAGGTATGATAACAAATCAAACAGTACAAGAGGGTAGTGGGAATGGTGATATTTTGCGCATATTATTAAAATATTTCACTCTACCATGGTCATACATTGATAGAAAAATTATATCCCGCCAAAAACCTTCAGAAAATATAGAATTAAATGAAATGGAACAACCAGGACAATCAGTAGGACCAGTAGGACAACCAGGACAAACAGTAGGACCAGTAGGACAAACAGTAGGACAACCAGGACAAACAGTAGGACAAACAGTAGGACAACCAGGACAAACAGAAGGACAAACAGTAGGACAAACAGTAGGACAAACAGTAGGACAAACAGTAGGACAAACAGTAGGACAAACAGTAGGACAAACAGTAGGACAAACAGTAGGACAAACAGTAGGACAAACAGTAGGACAACCAGGACAACCAGATCATCTTCAACAAGGAAAACCAAATATAGAAAAATCAGTTTCAGTGCATAATAATACTAAAGCTAAAGCTAAAGCTAATTCTGCTAAAGCTAATTTTGCTGCTAAAATTGTAGCAGAATTAGCTGGAAATAAATTATAATTAAATTTTTTTCATTTATATTAAATGTAAAAAATTATGGAAAGAATTTAAAATGGTGCACCATCTTTATCCCCTGAATATCCAAGTGGACAGTTTAATCCTTGAGCATTTAACTCTTCATCCCAAACACCAACACCCTTGCAAGGACTATCTAAAGAACCTCTGCCTAAATCACCATCTGCGCAATCATTAACGCAATCAGAATAGTTATTATAATTTGAACCTTCGGGTTCATCATCTTTTTTTCCAAGCATACCTTCAACACTTCCTAATTTAGCTTCTAATGCGAGTTTGGCATCACCGTTGTCACCGAGACCAGCTTCTGCACCAGCTTCGAGACCGGTTGGGGAAACACCAGCATGTGCGCCTAATTGATATCTGTATCCCATTTGAAGAGATAAGACAAATGCTAAAGCTAAGAGGAGAGCGAGTGGAATATCTTTAAGACCAATGTAGAGAATTAAGAGAATGAATGCAACTTTAACTAAAGGATTGTGGAAAATATGTGCAACTTCGGCTGTTAACATGGGAATTCCACCTGCAATATAGAGAACTACTAAAACAATTAATAAAACTCTGAGCCATGCAACTTCTAAAAATCCTAAAGATTTATCTACAACTTTTTGTACATCTTTAAGTGCTTTTCCTGTCATTTTATATTTATATTAATATAAAAGATTTTATTTTTACTTGAATACGTAAATTTTTTGATTTATTTAATAATATAAATATGTAAAATTGGGTAAAAAAATGATAAAAATTTATTTAAAGATTTTAATCATATATTATTAATAATTATGGATAAAAATATTAAATCCTATATTGGAAAAAGAGGTTATATCCTTAATAAAACATATTTTACAAACGAACTTATAAATGAAATCAAAAAAGAACTAACAGTTAAACCATTTGTTAATGAAGATTATGGAGCACAGGGTGAAGAATTTAAAGTTTTCACAGAAAATTCTAATAAACTTTATATTCCTAAATTTTATGGCATACAAAAACTTGGACCTCCGCAAATTAATCGTGTTCCACACGGACAAGATATTAATCTAAAATTTAATGGTAAATTGAGAGATAAACAAATTGAATCTGTCAATACTTGTCTTAAATCTTGCAAAGAGACTGGAGGAGGTATCTTAGCACTTCCATGTGCTGATGGGAAGTGCATGGGTATTAATACACCTATTATGATGTATGATGGTTCAATTAAAATGGTTCAATATGTTGAAGTTGGTGATCTATTAATGGGTGATGATTCAACTCCAAGAACAGTCTTAAGCTTGGCAAGAGGAAGAGAGATGATGTATAAAGTAGTGCCAACAAAAGGTGATCCATATATTGTAAATGAATCACATATTTTGTCATTAAAATCTTCTACTAATTATAGTAAAAAGTATTATAAAGGTGCAAAGGTTGACATGTCAGTCAAAGAGTATTTAAATTTACCTAAATGTTATCATGGTAAAAGTGGTCCATTGCTTGGATATAGAGTTCCTTTATCTTTTCCAGATAAAGAAGTAGATTTGGATCCCTATATGTTAGGATATTGGTTAGGAGATGGTAATTCAAGAAAGCCAAAAATATCAACACAAGATAGTACAGTATTACTCTATTTTAGAGAAAAAATGAGGGAAATGAATCTATATTTTGTTCATTCAAGAGATACATATAATTATTATATTAGTTCTGGAATTAGGAAAACAGATTCTAATCAATTTTTAACAGTATTGAAAAAATATGATTTGATTAACAATAAACACATTCCTAATATATACAAATGTAATTCAAGACATAAACGATTAGAACTATTGGCAGGTATTATTGATTCTGATGGAAGTTATGATACTAAAGGATTTTATATTGTACAGAAGAATGAAAGTTTATTGGATGATATTATATTTTTAGCAAGATCATTAGGTTTTGCTGCTTATAAAAAAGAATGTCAAAAAATATGTACTAATTCTAAAAATGGTCCTAAAACTGGAACTTATTATAGAACAATTATTCATGGGAAAGGATTAGAAGAGATACCTGTTAAATGTCCAAGAAAAAAAGCTAACCCAAGAAAACAAATTAAAGATGTACTTGTATCAAGAATTAAATTGGAAAAATTACAAGTTGATAACTATTATGGATTTACAATAGATGGTAATCATCGATATTTATTAGGTGATTTTACTGTAACTCATAATACTGTTCAAGCACTATATATCCTTACGGAATTAGGTAAGAAAACGTTAATTATTGTTCACAAAGAGTTTCTTCTTAATCAATGGAAAGAAAGGATAAAGGAATTTTTGCCAGATGCGCGTATTGGTACTATTCAACAAGATAAAGTTGATATTGAAGATAAAGATATTGTAATTGCTATGTTACAAAGTATATCAATGAAAGAGTATGCTCTTAACACTTTTGACAGCATGTCAACTGTTATCATTGATGAAATTCATAGAATTGGATCCAAAGTATTTTCCAGAGCTTTAAGAAAAGTTAATAGTCAGTATATGATTGGATTATCGGCAACACCGAATCGGAAAGATGGTTTAACCAAAGTTTTCAAATGGTATGTAGGTGATGTTGTTTACAGTAGAAAACATACTGATACTAATATTGTAAAGGTTGAAAGATTAATTATTAAGAGTGATAATGAGAATTATAGTAAAGAATATTTAAATTTCCGTGGTAATCCGATGATGCCTAAAATGATTAATAATATTGTAGAGAATCTTCATCGGACTCAATTAATTGTTCATTGGATTAAGAAACTTTTAGAAGAAGATAGGAAAATAATTGTTTTGAGTGATAGAAGAGCACATTTAGAAGATTTTTATAAATTATTGTTAGAAGCTGGTGTGAATTCGGTAGGATATTATGTAGGTGGTATGAAACAAGTTGATCTTGATATTTCAGCTACTAAGTCGGTAATTTTAGGAACCTTTCATATTTCTGCTGAGGGATTAGATATTCCGGGATTAGATACAGAGATTTTAGCAACACCAAAAAGTGATATAGTACAATCAGTTGGTAGAATATTGCGGAAGAAGCACGAAGATAAACCTGCAAAAATTATAGACGTAGTTGATAAATTTTCACTATTTGAAAATCAGGCTATGAAGAGGTATAAATTATATAATACCAGAAAATATATTATAGATGATATTACAGTATGGGATAAGTTAGATACCAATGGAGAACCTCAAATTGTAAAAACAACAAGGAGAAATACAGATAAAAAAGCATCTGCTAAAAAATCTACTGATGCATTCCTAAATCAATTTAAGAGTCAATCCATGTTTAGTAATGATAATCATTCCATTTTTGAAACAAAAGAGTATTCATCTAATAATGAACTAATTACAACAAATACAGATAAATCAACTAATAAACCTAATTCTAAACCTAAAGTTAATTCTAAAACTAAAGCTAATCCTAAAGCTAAACCTAAAGCTAAACCTAAAAAAGGGAGTACTAAAGTTAATCCTAAAGCTAAACCTAAAAAAGGGAGTACTAAAGCTAAAAATAATGCTAAAAAAGGTAAAAATAAAGCTAAATCAAATACTTTACCTAAAATAAATAATGAACAATTTGATATGTATAAATCGATGTTTAGTTAAATATTTTGGAAGAAAGTTAAATTAAAAAAATTGAATAATATTTTACATTCTTTGTTAAAATTTATTTATCAAAAAATGAGTAAATCTGTATCTAAATCATCCGGTATCAGTAAACGATCATCTACCAGTCGGAAGAATAACCACGTTGTATCCCGTATTTTTCATGAAGATCATCTCTCTGGACATAAAACACCACGTTTGACAACTGTTGTATATGTTCATAATTTGAAAACAGGTGAGACCAGTTATGGTGCATCACTATTTCGTGAAGATGTACCAAATGAAGTAGTAGATGTATTTGGTACAAAACAAGCATTGCGTACTGCACTTCGTTTTACAGCGCAAAAACGATTGGAGAACAAACCAGTTAAGATTATTATTAAGAAATCTAAATCTATTAGAGATCTACATCGTCAATTGCGTCGTGCTATTGGCAAGCATGGAGTATCTTCTTGAATTTCATAGATTTTATAGATTTCATATAGATATAGATCATAAAATTATAAACATTTACCTTGACCTTCTACTACTAAATTACTACCCCATTCTGGTATCTTATATCCAAATTGTTGTAAATTATTATTATAATTTAGTGCTACATTACCCACAACTTCTAAAGTATTAGAACTACAATTGCAATTATTGGATCCAAAATCAGGACTAAATAAATTGCCTCCCATTTGTTTATTAGATGATATCTTTTTGATACCACCGCATTCACAATCACCTCCTTTTTGTAAATATTTTTTATATTTAATATCTGTTTTTGTTAAAGCAATTAAACCTAATGATGTTAAAAATTGATTTACACCCAATGGCATTACTAACTGACGCAAAATATTCATTAATTGACAACCACCACTTTGTTTCTGTGTTTGTTTTTGATTCCCACTTGTAAATAATTTATCTAATAAAATTAATAAAGTAGTTGCTTTAAATGCGTTAATTCCACTTGGTATAACAACTTTACCTAACTCAACTAATAAAGATCCACCACTTTGTTTATATTTAGATTTTAATAATTCTGTTATTTTTTTAGAAAACATATCACTATTTTTATTACCACCAATTAATTTTTTATTTCTAACAAAATAATCCATTAATAATAAAGCACCTATCACTACTAACATATTTTTACCTAAAGGTGCTAATGTTTTTTCTGCCATTGATAAATAACTTATTGACCCACCTGTTTGTTTATTAAACTTCTTAAAATGATTCAATACTAATAAAACAATCGTTGCCATTAATCTATCTTTTCCTAATGGTGCTAATACATTTACAAAATATTTTAAAGAATATCCTAAAATATTACCACCATATTGTGGTAAATAATTATGTGTTGGAACATGATCACCTTGTATAACTGGACGAGTATCTTGGCTATAATAATATCTTGAAAAATGTGTGCGACCAATTTTAGGTGGCGCATAATAATAACCTGTACTTTCTGCTCTTTGATCAACTTTAACCATTATATAATAATACAATATTTAATTTTAGATTAAATATTTTTTATAACGCATCCAATTTTATCATTTGTTATTTTTTTAGGTATCCATTTATTAAAGTTATCTAAATATTCACATGTCATTACTACATCAACATCTTCACCCATTTTTTCAAATGTTTCAGATAATAACTTACTTGTTTCAATGTTTGAAACACCAGCATAATCAAGATATTTAATTTCTCCATTATTATCATAATATAATTTATAAATATCTGGTAAGTCTGTTTTTTCAATTTTAAAATTATATAATTGTTTTTTATTAGGTTCATTTGCATTAAGAGGTGTAATGTTAGAAGTGTTAAGAGTACTACTAATAATATTATAATTTTGATTATTATTAACAATTTTATTTTTTATATTTGCGGATCTTGTATTGTTATTATTTTTATTATTATTGTTATTATTGTTATTATTATTGTTATTATTATTTTTATTATTATCATTGGATCTAAATTCTGGAAAAATATACATAAATCCTTTTTTATATTCTGAAATATTCTGAAAATATAAACCACTACATTTATATGGAATACTATCTATATATCTTTCTTTTATATCCGATAAGTATTTCAATTTAAAATATTTTTTAATATCTATTTTACAATAATTCATAATTTCATCCTTTACATATTTATTATTATAAATATTATCTAATAACTCTAAACGTTCATCTAATGTTTTAGTTTTTAATACAAATTCATTATTATATGAAATTATATCTGATATTACATATACCCAATTATCTTCATTATTTTTAATAAGTTCTCCATCAAATAATGTACTATTAAAAATTTCTTCATCAAACCTAAAACGAATATATATCATGTCTCCTCTTTTTTTATTAATAAAAATACTATAATTTTTATTTTTATATTTTGTTACAAATAATAAATATTTATGACCAAAAGTATTAATACAAACTTTATAATCATCATTATTTAATATATGCAAGTTTTTTTCATTTAGAAAATTGTAATATCGAGTAGTTATTTCCATATTACAAATATCTTTAATTTTCTGTTTAATATCGTTTTTAATATCGTTTGAAACTATTTGTAGAACTTGTTTTTTACCAAATGTAATAGATTTCATTAAAATTAATATTTATAATTTAATATTATTTTTTCAGTTTTTATTGTATTTTTATATAATTTAATATTTAAGTATTTTTTTATCATCAAGGATATAAAGAAATAATATTTTATTATATATTATATAATGGTTCAAATATACAGTCCTGATTTTATTTTATCATTTCAAACTATTATCAAAACTAAAGTTCATAAAATTGAAGATTTTGTAAATACATATAATAAATTAATTGATCAAGATCATATAAAACCATTATTTAGTCAAACAAATAAATACGATCTTTTTCCAAAGAAAAAAAGTTTTAAAAAATTTAGAATTAAAAATAAAAATGTGTGGTCACCGACAATACCAAAAACAAATAATGAAAAAATTAAAAAAACTATTAAAATTATATTAAATAAAATTACAGAAAAGAATTATAATACTTTAATTGAAACATTAATATGTGAAATTAATAAATTTACATCATACGATATTTTAGAAATCTTATCAAAAGAAATACCAAATAAAATTATATATGATTGTAATTTTCAAAATATTTATGTAAAATTATGTAGTAGAATTTGGTCAATGAAAAAATGGCATGAAAATTTAATTACAATTGTTGTTGATGATAATGATAAATTTTATTGGCATAAAAATACATCTTTAGAAGATAATAAATTAAATGGACCTTATAATACAGAAGAAGAAATTAGAGAATATACAAATAAATGTATAAATTTTAAATATGTATTATTAGATACTTTATATAAAAAATTTAAAAATAAAGATAAATATATAAATAAAAGTAATGTTGAAGATATTGAGGATGATATTAGATATAAATATAGAAGAAATATATTTAGTATTTTAGAATTTATAGGAATTTTATATAAAAAAAATATGTTATCTGAAAAAATAATTCATGTTATAATGATTGAACTTTTAAATATTAATGGAGAATCCAAACATATATTAGAAGAATATATTGAAAGTTTTTGTATATTATGGAAAATAGTAAATGAAAAAATAATATGTCCAATTCAACCAAAACTTATTAATGATTATTTTAATTATATACTTACAAATATTATGCCAATGAAATGGTCAACAAGAATAACATTTATGCTTGAAGATTTTATCGAAAAATATGAAAATAAATCATCAAATGTAATTAATAAACAAAAAAGAAAAGATAATTTTAGTAGAAATGTGGAATATAATAAAAAAAATATAAAAGACAGTGATAATGAGAATAATGATGATGATGATGAAAATAATTTTGATAAAATAGAAGAAATTATTTATGATTTTAAAAATGATAGTGATTATGTTTCTACAGTTCAAAAATTACAGAAATATAGTAGTAAAAATTTAGACAATATGTTAGATTTACTATTATATTGTTCTGTAGAAAATATTAAAAATAGTAAAAAATATATTGAATTATTTAGTAAATGTAAATTTATTAAAGATCAAGATATTTTAAATGTAGTTAATAGATTTATAAAAAATATTGATGAAATTGTGTTAGATATACCTAATGCTAAAATAAATTTATTAAAATTTATAAAATTATTAAGTGAAGAATTTAATATCAAAAGTTTAACGTCTTCCAATATTATACTATCTTTAACTTAAACGTAGTGTGGATGACCCATCTGTCTTAAAAAATAACAATTATTTACAACATTCTGTTCAGAAAATGACCAATCAAAATAATCACCAAAATTTTTATTTAATATAAAATTATTATTGAAATCCTTGTAAATAATTTGTAAATTAAATAAAGAACATCCTATATCAAACAAATGTTGTAAATAAATATTAATATTATCAGGATAATTCATTAAAGCCTCCTGATAATAATTATACATAGATAATTCACGCGCACAGCAAATTTGTTGACTATCATAAAAATTAGGTAAACTTTCTTGCATATATTGCATAGGTTTATTATAGGTATCTTGTTTCTGATAACTGGTATCTTGTTGCTGATCATCATCTGATATCATATCAACATCTGTTTGATTATTTTGATTATTTTGATTATACTGATTCTTAGATTTACTACGTGTAATCATATGATGGGTTGACATATTTAAGGTATAATAAAAATATAATTATCATATAAAACTTTTTTCACTTTTTTAATTATAATAACAACAAGATATTTTGTCATACATTAAATAAGAATTTTTCATATTTACACTCTCATTTTTACTATAATTTAATCGCTGTTCAGGCGGTATTTTCAATAATATTCTACCAATATATTCAAACAATTCATCTACATTATTCCCATTTAATGCAGATGTTTTAAATAATTGTACATTATACTCCGCCATTAACTTTTTAAGATCATTATTAATTAAAAAACTATATTTTAATAAATCAGTCTTATTAGCAACTAAAACAAATTTAGGATTAGGATTTGCTGTTTTTTCTATATATTCTGTTATCCAATATCTAATATTTTCTATATTATAATTAGTTATATCAAAAACTACTAAACAATACTCAGCATCACGATAATACATTGAAACCATAGATCTAAATTTCTCCTGTCCCGCTGTATCCCATATGTTTAATCTAACTTTATTCTCATCAATATTCAAATTATAGGATGTGAAACTTGCTCCTACTGTAGAACTTGTATGAGAAACAAATCTTTTATGTGCAAAACGAGTTATAAGAGAAGTTTTACCAACAGAAGTATTACCAATTACTACAATTTTAAATGTTAACATTATAAATTATATTTATATATTTATATATGTTTTATATATTTTTATAATCTTAGTAAAATACATTTCGGACATTCTTTTTATAATTGCTTGTAGTTTTCTTCCTCACACTATTTACTCTTCGCTCTTCCCGTGATGTGTATCACAACGTATGACATCACCATCATCGTTCTTGCCGCGAATTAGTCCAGGTTTACCACAAAAGCACTTCTTTACAAATTTACAAATGAGGTCATCCGATTTTTCAATTTCTGGAAGCTGATAATTCTTTTTTGCGGAATTTATTTTTGATTCAGCTAAAGACGAGTAATAAAATCCATCGGTTAATAGATTATTTTTTTTCTCGCTTGTTTCCTGAATAATTTTTTCAAATTCCGCACAATTAGAAGTTTCAAGATCCAATATCTGCTCCTCAAGCGAAGATATCAATTGACGTGCTAAACAAGTCTCGGACGAACAGGATTCGCACACTTCTTCTTTTAATTGTTGTAGTTTTTTTTTCAAATCAAGAAACATTTGTTTGTTTTCGTCGCTCGATTCCTTGATTTTAAGATCAAGAATTTTATTACTTTCGACAAATATTGTTCTGTTTATCAAAAAATTACCTACTTTGCATTCCCAAAAATATCGAAAGCAAGGTTCATTAGGAAAACCTTCAAAATCCTCACAATCAGGATTCGTTGCGCTATACATAGAATCCTGTGCCACCTCACAAGCCTGTTTCTTTGGACCGTCTGGCGCTGTTCCACCGTGCCGACACATGGGTCTTCCATCACGCCTACCAAATGGTGCGTCTTTATCTTTTATGCGTCCAATGTTAATAAACTCTTTTTTCGAGTTTGTCATGATATTCAATTTGCATTCAAACATCTTTTTAAGATTTACTAAAAATTTGCAAGCTTCTTTAATATTAGTTTTAATTAATTCATACTCTTCTATAAAATTTACAGCAGTAGGTTGATTTTCAGTAGTTGAAGTCATCTTATTTAAATATTTTCATTAATAAAAAATTTTTTTCAATTTTTTTTTGAACCAACTTTGCCCAAAATTAACAACATCAGAAAATAAAGTTAAAATAAATTTTAATGTCCACGATGGCATTAAAATTACCAGTATAAAAAAATTTGGTATAAAAACTAATTAAATAGCATTTATTTTATCCTTATTTATTCTTCTAACTAATGTGCTTATAATACTATTTTCCGTAGAGTCGTCACAATTTGTCTTAGTGTTAAGTTTTTCATCATTTTTAATCTTCTCCTTATTTTTTATTTTTTTGTTATTTAATAATTTAACAACCTTTGTATGACCACATTTATTAGCTATTTCTATCGAATTGTGTTTGTTAAATATTGAACCTGCCTTATAATCCATATTTGCACCCCTTTTTAATAATTTACGAACTATATTTCTATTACCATTTTTAGATGAATAAAGCAAAGGTGTATATCCATCATTATCATATTGATTTACCTCAATATCATCCTCATTTAATAATATATTGGCAATTTTTTTGTGATTGTATTTTGATGCATATAATAAAGCAGAAGAATTATCATGATTCATATCATTCACATTTGCACCAGCTTTTAATAAAAGCTTAAGACACTCTACATGATTATATAATGCTGCATAAATTAAAGGAGTACTATTATTCATAGTAAGATGGTTAACATTTGCACCTATGCTAATCAAATATTCTACTATTTTTTCATTTCCATTTTTACATGCTAAAGATAATGCTGTGTGATTATTTTCACCAATCATATCAATATCTACACCTTCTTTGTGCAATAATTTAATTAAATTTAAATTACCCGTATACGCCGATAATGTAAGAGCATTAATATTATTTTTACCCTTATCATTAATACGAATTTTATGTTTGATTAAAATTATCGCTAATTCTTCATTACCTGTTACAATAGATTTCATTAATAAAGATGGATAAATATCATTACTATTAAAACTGATAGTATCTAACAAATATAACTGATTTTTAGTATACTGATTATAATCTGATTGATTATCTAAAAAATTCATTTTATTATATATAATATATAATATATAATTTTTCTTTATATATTTATAAAATTAAAATACTTAATGAAGCACCATCATTTTTAACAGCCAATTTTGGTTTTTTATTTAATT